CAATCGTGATATTGGCACCAGCGGTCAGTTTATCCTGTTTCCCTTCCAGAACATTGGTAATATCAACAGAGGTATCATCAAGTTCGTTGACACGCTTGGTGATAGCATTGACGTCTTCTCCGTGGTAGAGTTCGCCGTCACGGTAGTCCTCTCTAAGTTTTTTCTTTGCCATTGTAGTTTAGTGTTTGTTTTTATGAAAGGGTTGCAGGTAAAGCCATACCAAGGCGCCAATCCGTTGACAAGAGGTCTCCACAGGTACCGAGAACACTCTCGCAGGTAACGTCAACAGTAGCGTATACGCCAGCCAGGTAGTCCATGAACTGCTGTTCGAACGGAGTGTACTCAACCGAAGTGGTAGCCTCCACGCCGTGAACGTTGTTCAGGTTGTTCACTATCGTCTGGAGTACGTTGACTCCATCGGCGTATATCGCATTGACATTACTCTTGTCCTGTAACAAGCGGTCTCCGTAGTAAAGGATGAACCTGTATGTCGTAAGCGTGTCATTCGACTGTACGGATTGCAGTCCTACATTGACGCTACCGTACTTGGCCTCAGCGCTATTCCAGTTCTCATAGACGTCACCCTCGTAAACCGAGTGAACAGGATTCTGCTGTGCAGCAACCCACTTGATGACATTGATGAGTTCAGTAAATTCTACTACATATTCCATGGTTCACCTCCTTTATCCCAGATAAATGCCTGTATTGTACGCCTTCGGATTCGAGTGCATGTCTGCTGACGAATCAATCTTGCAGTACTCAGGGTATTTGGACCTGTTCGCGCACAGATAGTCAGAAAGACGCTTGCTGTAGAACGTAGCCTTGTTCTCGTAGTTCTGGATGACGTATTGCAGGTCGTGCATTGACGGCGTGTAGGTATTGTCACCCGTCTGCTGAACCACCCCTTGATTCCTAACCTTGAAGGCCAGCGGAATCTGAATATCCGCAGTCACCTTGTTCAGCAGATACGGAGTAACATACTCATCCAGTAGCAACTTGTAGTCTTCTTCCTGGAGTATCCGACGGGATTCAACCAGATCCATCAACCTGTTGTACAGTTTGGTTCCAAGGAGAGGCTGCAAGCCAGCGTCCTGTGCGTACTCGATAGCAGGCAACAGGTACATCTCGTCAACGTTGTTGTTGATAACCGAGTTCTCCTTGAGTGTCTTCGCGCTTATTAGAAATACTTTTGCCATAGTTATGCCTCCTCAGTTTTTGAAAGTTCAAACGGAACGAAGTCAAACGCTGCATCAACGCCGAATATCTTGTTGAAGGTGCGTTTCAAGTCCCTTTGAATAGGTTGTACGGTCGTCTTGTTGTACAACTCGAACGCTTCCGTAAACTCCTGCTTGTTGAACGCCGTTCCTTCAAGGCTGTAGCCGAACAACTGAGGTATCGCGCGGAAGGCTACGAAAACCTCTTTGTACGTGTCCGTACGCAGACTCTCATACTTCTTGTCAAACTGGTCATCCTGGATGCGTTCTACGGTAACTCCGTTGTCCTTGCTGTCGTTGAACGATACAAGGAACTTGCCCGCGTTGTCTGCACCAGAGAATTTCTGTTTGATGCGACGTTCAATGTCCTCCTGTACATCCTCGGTAGGCTGGCCGTTGTTGAAGTTGATGATGAAGTTCCCTGAGAAGTTGTTTAATATGGAATTCAGGTGGAACTTGCTGATTTCGGTACTCGTCTCGATGGCGTTCAATGCACCGTTGTAACGGGGAATCGGGTATACGCCGCGAGAGATGTGGCCTTTGAAGTAGTACACGGAGGTCTTAGGCTTCTTCTCCGCCTTCGGGTCAAACACGTCGTAGACTGTGTAGTCGTTCGCGTGCTTAATCCAGTCCTCGGAATAGTAAGCCTTGTCCCCCTCTTTGTTGAGTCGGACATTACGGAAGTCAAGCCAGTAAATCTCATTGATTTCACCTAACTTGTTGTATATGATTTGCAGGGAGAAACCGCCGAAGATAAGGTAGTCAGCGGTAATCTTCTTGATGATGTCTTCAAGAGTCTCACCGTCGGCGTTAGCCTCTTCTTTCAGGCGTTGAATTGTTGGCGCTTCGGCAAACACCAGGCCGTTTCCTCCTACGTAGTTCGCCGTGCCCTCTACGATAGACTGCAAGAGTGCAGAACGTAGATAGAGTTCCCAGAGATAGTTCGGGAATCTGTTGTCTTGTCCGTAACTCAGATAAGGTTTACCTGAGTTCTCTTTTTCAACAAAGGTCGGAACCACTTTGACAGGCGAATCGAATATACCGAATTTCAGGTTATCCATTGTATTGTATCTTTTGCTTGTTAAAAGTGTTGTTTACTACAGGCGTCCTGTGATAGTCTCCGAACGTAAGCAAACCCGTCTCTAAGACCTGTGCATAGTCACCGTACAATGTGTACTTGTACTCGCCAGTTTCCAGGGATGAAAGGTCGCCCAACGCCAGTCTATAGAACAGGGGCGATGCAGAAACATTTTCACCATCTTCAACTATGGTAATATCACCTGTGAGGTTTGATGATAATTCAACGGTAAAACCAGTTGACGAAGTGTTACCGTGACGCGGGATGTCAATGTGCCCGCTGAGTTCGCTGATATATATCATAGCCGTGTTGTTATGTTTTGTTTGATAGAAAAAGGAGGTTGGAGTTGCCTTATCGGTTACTCTCAACCCCCTTTATTCCTAATTTGATGTCTTATGCGTTACGCTACTGGGTCGTACAACCCGTGGAATGCGTCTGCATCTACCTCGTAAGGCAGTTCGGCAGAAGTATCCGTCAGAGTCAACTCGTAGTGGTTGCTGTCTGCAACTGCCGTACCAGTTTGTGCTGAACCAGCGGTGCATTCAACGTAGTTGTCTTTACCGAGGTACCAGAGTTTTCCGTTACCATCCTCAACTACCACTGCGCAAGAACTCATCATAATCGCCATAATCTCGATGCGCTTACCAGTCTCCATCTTCATAAACTGAATGGTAACCTCGTTTGTGAAGTAGGATGCAGATGTCTCGCTAGTGTTCAATGTAGAAGTCAAAGAACCAGTAGACTTCAAGAGTTTGTACTCCTTGAATTTCTTGCCTGTCACCATCGTAGGCGTCAACAGATTAGAAGAACTGTCCACAGACGTTGATTCTACATCGTCAATAAGCGCAATAAACACCCTTTTAATACCACCGAATGATGATTGTTTGCAGGCGTCATTCCATCCACCTAATGTATATGAATTACAAGCCATTGTTGTATTGCGTTTTTGTCTGTTTAATTAAGAGGGGCGACGCGGGAACGCCGCCCCGTCTTCTTTGATGTCCTGGGCCTAGATTAGGCTACAAGTACAATCTCGTCAGGGAATGCTACTTGTACACCAGCGTTGAAGTTGATTGCCAGGCGGAACTCTTGGTTGTCTTGGCTGTACCAGAGGTCGAACTTCTCGTCGTCACCCTCCATGTCAACACCGTAGTAGATGTTCTCAGGGTCAGCGGCTACGATAGCGCCAGAAGCGTTCAAACCAGCAACACCGTGAACCTTGGTAGAAGTACCAGGAAGGATAATCTCCAGGCTTTCGTCTACGGCAGGATTGTGATGATAGAGGTTCTTAGCGGTCAACTCAAGAACGAGGTCGCGGAAAGCGTCTACACCCATGAAGATTTCAGCCTTGTCCAGTTTGCTTGCAGGGATAGCCTTGTAAGCAGCAAGGGTCTTGTCATAGATGGTGTCTGCGCTAGATACACTCGGAGTGATTACGTCACTCTCACCTGCGAGGATAGTCAAGATACCGTCCATACGGTCCTGCGCCTTAACACCCTGCCAGATGTTGTGTTCCATTGCTTTCTTTACGCCGTCGATAACGCCGTTAACGAAATCCTCCTCGAACGGAAGCGATTTCTGACCAGCGGCTACACGTACCTGATAACCAGTCCAGTACTTCAACATCGCCTTGTCACAGAACGACATGTTAACCTTGAAGTTACCTACCTCCAGGATACGCTGCGAGAACTCGCTAGTACCTGCCTCGTTCCAACCGCAAGCGGCGCCGTCACCGAACTCTACATCGGTAGAAAGGATGTTCAGGGCTGCACTGTGTTTGATACCAGTCTGGAGATTGAAGAACTTCACAGACGGTGCAGCAAAAATAGTCTTACGAATCAGAGGAAGACGTTGTTCCTCTACATAGGCTGTCAAGCCAGATGTGCTAATTGCCATTGTGTTTGTGTGTTTTTTGTCTTTAGTTAGCGAAGTACCTCAATGCGCCTTGCTTCTCAGCGTGCTTAACAGCCTCCTTTGCTGGTTCTGCGGCTGACATCTCAAGTGCCTCTTTTTGTTTTGCCAACTCTGCCTCTAACTCGGCAATCTTGGCTTCTTTCTCTGCAAGTTCTGCTTCCAATTCAGCAATCCTTGCGTCTTTTTCATCGGGTTCAGATGCAGGTTCGGGTTCTTCCTCTGCCTGTGCAACTGGCTCTGCGGGTGCCTCAGGTGCAGGTTCCTCAGCAGGTTCCTCGGCTTTCGGCTGTTCCTCAACCTCTTTCAGGCGAATCTCAACAACCTTGCCTTCTGCTACTACGATAACCTTGTCCTCAGCCTCGTACTCACCGTCCTCAGCAGGTACAAAACCGTCTTCCTTTTGAACAAATACCTCCAAGCCGACTTCCAGGTCGCCGTCTACGATGAGAACGGCCTTGTCAGTCTCAATCTCGGCCAGTTTCAGCATCTGTTTCCAAAGTTTAAGAACGTTTGTATTCATTGTTTTACTGTATGATTTCACTTAACCATTCGTCGTAACTCTTCTCCTCGACCTTTGGGGCCTCAGCCTCTTCGAACTTCTCAGGTGAAAGGTTGAACAAACCTTGCAGGCTGAATCCGTTCAATTTGTTGCCGTTCACGATTTCTTTCCAGAGTTCCTCGTTATCCACCTTGTAAGAGGCTACCCAAGATCCATCTGGGATGTCCGCGAACTCCACTGGGGCGATTCCCCTCTCGCTGTTCACGATGTAAGACTCAATCATGTAGATGCCGTCAACGAACTTCTCATCGTCGTGCTGGAGGTTAACCTGCTTGAACAAGTCCATGCGGGCGAACTTCTCCACCATCTTCTGAATGGTCTCCTTGGTAAAGACAACGTAGTACTCTCCGTACTTCTCGTTGTAGCGGTAAATCGGGGTGTCAGCGAGGCAAACCACACCAGTAATGATGTGCTTGGAGTCATCGAAGTTTAACTTCACAGGCTTCTCCTCGCCGAAACAAAGGAAATTACGCTGAACCGCTGGTACGTCCACTAATGAGATAGCGTCGATACCAGTCCCGTCCATTTCGTCTATGTTGATGTAAAATACTTTCATCGTCGTTTCCTACACAGTTAATATCGTTTTAATGCGAAGCGCATCAATAACGGGCTTCATTCTCCGTTACTGATACGCGATTCTGGGTGTCTGTGATGTCCGTTTCCGTCACGTAGACTTTCGTATCCTTGATGGCACCCTCGATAGAAGCACCTTGTACATCCTGAGTATACTGAACAGGTGCAATGACGTTGCTGATAGCGCCCGTAGAAGGACTCGCAGCGCCTCCAGTAGGACCCTTGCCTTCGAACTTGGTGTTCTTAATCTTAACGATGTTGGCAATACCAGTAGCAAGCATCATCGCAGATAACACAGCACCCAAGATAGGACCAGCAATAGGACCTAACTGCATTGAACTAGCCCAAGCGCTTACAATACCAGAAAGCATGTTCATGGTAGCACCAGCAATCTGCATCTTCTTCTGGCTTTCGAATCCTTCCTCATTGGAAGTATCCATCTCAGCCGCAAGTCCGTTAAGCATGTTACCGATAGCCGCGAACGCAGTTGCTGCAACCTGTGCGTATGCAGTGAATGCCTCAGTACCGCCTTTCTTCATCTGTTCGTGAAGTGTATCCCAGTTGGCTGCAATCAATGCAACGTTCTGGAGTACCTTACCCCACGCAGGGTTGTCAGAGAAGTCATTCAGGGCCATTGCTGAGGCGTTGATAGCATCAGAAATCTGTTTGGTAAGACTATCACCCTTCTCCTCAGGAGGCGCTACAAGACTGGCGCGCGCTTCGTTTATCTTGTTTGTGAGGTCCAGAACCTCTTCATCGGTAAGGTCCTTCTCAGTATCCAGCATGAACTGAATCTGGTCAATGTAATCCTGCACGAAGGTGCTGTGAAGTTCCTTCTTGCGGTTGTTGAACTCTTCCTCAGAAATGAGTTTCTCGTCGTACTGCTGCTGTAACTTGGCCTGTTGCAACTGGTAGTTGATATCCATCGACTCCAGTTCAACGCCGCGAACGCGCTTAGCCTCAGCAATCTCAGCCTCCTCACGCAGTTTGGCATAGTGCTTGGTGAGTTTCAGACGGTCAGCCTCGTACTGTTCAGCCGTGATAAGTCCCTTCTCCTTGGCCTTTGCGATAGTCTCCAGCGCAGCGTTTTCGTTCTTGGTAAACTCTGCCAGTTGCTTCTCGTAAGAACTCAGGTCGAACAGGGACATCTCCTCTGCCAACTTGGTGTAGGTCTTTTTCAGGTCTTCAATGGCCTTTTTCTCGTCCTCGATACGTTTCTTGCGCGCAGCCTCAGCAGCCTTACGGGCTTCTTCAGCCTTTCTCTCCTCTTCCTCTTTCTTTGCCTTGAGTTCACGCGCTTCCTGCAAAGCCTCCTCAACCTTCAACTGTTCTTCTGCTGTCTTCAAAGCACCGTTGCGCAGGTTTGCAATCTCTTGCAGGTAGGTCTGTTCCTTCTGGTAGTGTGACTCTGCATCTGCTTTAAGTCCGTTGATGACACTCTGCGCCTTGCCATGTTCTTCAGCCGCGCGAACCTGGCCCCAGGCCATAGCGTACTGACGACGTTCCGCTTCGATAAGAAGTTCCTTCTGAGAAATCTCCTTCTGGATGCGCTTAACACGTTCCTGCGCGATTGTGAGGTCATCCTGGCCACCAGCCTTGCGGATCTGTTCTTCGAGAGACAGACGCTTGTCCAGTTCGGTGTTCATCTTCTTCAGATGTTCCTCCATCTGAAGTTTCTTCTGTTTCTCCAACTCATCATTGGTGCCAGTAATCCATGTCTTCAACTTGTCGAAGTTGGCAGCAAGCAAACCTACCGCAACAACAGCGGCGCCGATACCAGTAGATACCAGTGCAGCCTTGAAGCCGTGCAGACCAGCCGTACCAGCCTTAATAGCCAAGCCAAGACGCTTGAACGCCTTAACTCCGTTATCAATGCTAGGAAGGGCCTGAGTAATGGCCATGAGGTTCTGCATCTTCTGCAAGGACTTCATCACCTCCTCGTTCTCCACACCGAACAGACTAAGCGTAGCCTTTGCAGCCTGGAAGCCAGCCACCATACCGCCAGTAGCCTTAACGACGTTGCCAGTAATCTGTCCGAAGTCCATCGCTGAGGCGTTAAGTTCCTCAGTCTGTTCCTTCAAGGTATGCTGAATATCCGCAGCCTCTTGCAAGGCAGCGTTGTATGACTCTGTACCCTGTTCGCAGGATAGCATGGTGTCCTTCAACTCCTTTAAGCGGGCACGCAACTCCTTGACGGAGGTCTGCGCTTCGCCTGTATCAACTTTTATTACTTTTACTTTATCAATAGCCATTGTTTCTTATGGTTTCAATCCGAGGGACAACGGAGTTGCTGTCCCTCAGTTAGATAATAGCGTTTCTTGTTAGTAGATGTAAACGTGCAGTTGCAGTTTTCCTCCAAGGTTGTTCTTTAGGTTGAAGTACTGCTGGCCTGTCGGTGATGAAGACGGTACTGAGATTCTCAGAGTCTGCGTTCCTGTACCACCGCTTGATGGAGACAGGGTTGCCGTACATCCGTCATCGCTGGTCGTGTCAACTAACTCCCAGGTAGAACCGTCGTTCTTAATCTGACAGGTCGTTGACTGGCCTCGGTTGATATTGTTCTGCCATGTGTAATTGTCCCACTTGATGAACGTCAGGGTTCCTTCGCCAGGTGCAGGGCCGCTTGCTTTCGTTGCATTGACACGGAACATGATTGCATCGTTGTTCTGGTTCTTCACATAGTAGTCAGTTACACCTGTGGCAGACTCCCAGTCAACAGAGATGCTAACACTCTGGCTGCTTGATGTGCTTGCCGTCGGACTGACATTGACTATAAGCCCGTCAACTCGTTTGTCAATAGCACCTACAACCCATCGGCTGCTGCTTGTGATAGTCACAGTATCGCTGGAACCTTGTTCAACCGCGTGGTACCAGTTGTCCACTCTGATGGTTGAGGTACCTCCGACAGATACGTTCACCGTTCTGCTTGCCATAGTCTGTCCGTTTT